GAGGCCGAGAGCCAGCCAAGTGGCACCCTCCAGGCGAATGGACACTCTACCACCCATCACGGGCGTTTAGCGGAGCCAAGGGTTCGCAGGGGCCGGAGGACGTGAATCGAGCGGTCCTGGCCACGGTGGACGCCATGATCGCGTTTCTGCCGCGCGGCGTCCCGACGATCGGCGTCCCAGCCGAGATTGAGTTTGCCCTCACCAATGGGATTCCTGTGGCTATCGTATCCGACGTCATCGAATCGGTATCACTACGAGGTTTTGCCCACCGAGGAGCCCACGTCACCCACCGAGCCGCCTCTGCCGTCAAATGGCTCAGCGTCGCCCTGCTCGACGTCGACGCGCGAAACACGGTCGGATTCGTCGCATCCAGCCCCAAGGCCCAGCTCCCGAGACGAGGGTACGCCGACGACGTAGGGCTCGACCTGTTCGCGTCGGAGGAGGTGATCGTCCCCGTGATGCAGTTCCGCGACGTCCCGAGCGGCGTAATCTGCAACCTGCCGCCCGGCCAGTGGGGGTTCATCACCAACCGCTCGTCAACGATGCGGAAGCATCGACTCTGGGTCACGCCTGGCGTCATCGACCCGAGCTTCCGGGGCGAACTGTTCGTCGGGATCTGGAACGTCAGCGGGGCGACCCACCGCGTCAAGGTGGGCGATCGGCTCGGACAGCTCATCCTGCTACCGGCCGCGACCCCGCAGCCGGTTTGGGCGGAGGGCATCGTAGACGGAATAGGGGGTCGCGGCGATGCCGGGTTTGGCAGTACGGGCTAGCCGCTTTGAGCGCCCCGGTGCAGCCCTACCGGCCGCATCGCGGGCGTTTGAGGGGAGTCCTCCCAGAGCGTGACGCCGATCACAGTCTGCCGCTCCCCGGCACGCCAGAGCCCCCCAGCTGAATCGCTGGGGGGCTCCGGGGTAGGCCGATCAGGCGTCGAGGAAGCGAGCCAGGTTGGGGGCCACCTTCATCGCGGCCTGCATCGGCGTGGCGAACCGGCCGTCGACCCGCACCCGCTGGCCGCTGCGGTGCGCGATCTGGAGCAGGCCCTTCACCTTAGCGTCGTGGCCCTGGGCGAACACGTTCCAGGTCGTCCCGCCGCAGTTAACGCCGAGGCGCTTGCAGGAGCAGGGGAGCTTGGCGATGGCGGTGGCGTTCATTTCGGGTTCCTCTCGGTTGGTCTTGCGGCGGGAAGGTTGAGGGGCTTAGCGGGTCCTCGCGAGTCCTGGACTTTGTCCGGATCTCCGGGCCGGTGGCCCCTCAACCTTGTAACACAAGTATACCAGTCAAAAATATATTGCCGCAATATCCCCGGACGTGACCCTCGCCACACTTTTTCAAACACGCGCGCCGCCACTGGCTGGCCGTGGCATTTGACGGGAGTGGTAAGCCCCACATTGAGGGGAGTGTGTTGGATGTGATATAATTGTATTACACACCGAGGGAAGGGAATCCCCGAATGGAAAACGAAATGGGCAACCACACGCAGGTAGCTCCCCCGAAGGCCCCGCATGAGCGCGGACCGATCTGGTCCTACGTGATCGTTGGGGCTGTCATGTTCGTTATCGGACTCGCGATCGGTGGTTTCAACTCATCAGCCACCCCGACTGCTGCCACGTCGTCGCCGGGCACGGTTCTAGCGCAGCCTCCGGCCGTCGCACCCGTGCAGCCCGCGCCGGAACAGAAGGTGATCGAGGTGCCGGGCCTCTCGGACGGCAATGACTACGAGGTGGGCCACACCCCGGGTAACATCCCTACGGGGCATTACCACACCGACGGCAAACACGAGGACGGATCGGTGCCCTACGCAACCATCTACGACGCCAACGGCCGCGTTGAGAAGTGGATCAACATTGACGGCCCGAGTAACATCACGCTCAAGGACGGACAGAAGTTCTCGACGCACGGTGGCGTGATCTGGGTGTACGATGGAGATGTGAAGGACTAATCTAGACCGCAGTCTGCCAGTCTGCCAAACGAGGCTCACTCGAATGGAGGGCTGGCATGTCTGTAGGTGTAGTAGGGTATATCTTCATCGGGTTGGCGTGCATGTTCGGACTGGCGATAGCTGTCGGCCGATATTTGCACTGGCGGCAGGGTCCGTATTGCGTGTGCGGTCACGGACGAGACGCTCACGAGCACTATCGTGCGGGAACCGAATGCGTTGACTGCGACGTATGCCCGCAGTTCCGACGTGGGTAGGCACAGCGCCGACCGACGCGGTCACGTCAAAGGGTTTTTCATCCTGGTCGGCTCGCTCGTCGGGATGTTCCTCGCGCTGTTGGTGGGGAGCGTCGTCGCGCTATCCGGGCTGGCTGGAGGCATCCTCGGCATGTTGACGATGGGACTATTTTTGGTCTCCATCATGGTTTTCTTTTGGGAGCTCGTGCTTCGTGCGGACGATCTGCAAGTTGATGTGCCCGCCAGCCAGCAGGCCGACACACGTCGCCGCGATCGTAAGGCAGCTATAAAGGGCGACTGGATCACTGACTACGACTGGATTGGCGAGCAAGCTCATCGCAGTCAGGGCTATCACCGTCAGGCAGATAACATATATTCCGCGTCCCATGTACGCCTCAGCGAGCCAGGTACCACACCGCTACAAATAGTGCCAGGCAGACGACCGTCGCGACTCCGAAAGCGGAAAGCAGCGTGACGGCTTCGGATGGGGGAAGGTGAATGTAAGTGCGAGGTGTGTCGCACTCACGTGGAATACTTCTCCCACTCTCGATTACGCAGCGTTCAACGTAGGTTGTAGACATCGCAAGCGATAACCGTGCCGGGGTTATCGCGGTTCCCCTCGATCGTCACCATTCGTGCGCCAGCCGGGAGAGGGAAGGGGATTTGGCTGTTGTTCTTGACCCCGGCAGGCTTGCCCGGTGCGCCGAGCAGGTTCCAGGTCCGACCCTTGCCGTCGTTGGCCGCGATGTACACCTGGCAGCTACCCCATGCCGTGGAGAAGCAGGCCCACGCCGACTGGGCGATGTTCGAGCCGCCTCCGGCCTCGCAGGTGCGCTGGCCGTGGAAGTCATAGCGGTAGCTGGGCGGGACAGCGGGCTTGCCCGGAGACCCGGGGGTCGGCGGAACGGGCGGCTCGGCGTCGGGGTCGCCCGGGTTGGGTGGCACCTCGGGGATGGCTGCACTGCCGGGATTGGTGGTGACTGTGTCGAAGAAGATCAGCATCTGGTTTTCCTCATCATCTGCGAAGTCGGCTGGGGCCTGGGGAGCGGGAGGAACCCCACCTCCCTTACTGACGGCGGTACGAAATGCGTTCATGTCGAAGTTGGGATCGATCTTTCGACCCGGGGGCGAACAGACCTCCTTGTGTCCGGCGACGTGCGCGCCTGGGAGTCGGTAATAATCCTGTAGTGACTTGCACAGCGCGGCATACGCGTCGTATTGAGCCTTAGGCCAGGGGTCGACGCCGGTTGCTTCGGCTTCGATGCCGATGCCGGAGTTGTTGTCGCCCCACGGAACCACGGTGTTCCCAGCGTGGTAACCGATTCCAGCCGCTACCAGGTAGACTTGCCCGCTGCGCGAGAGGAATAGGTTGCAGAGCGGTCCAGGCAGATCGCTGCGCCCGTAGACGCAGGTATTGAGACTGGGGGTGTCGCCCGTCGGGGGACCCGCTGTGTGGTGACAAACTACTCCCTCCACCGGCCCGGGGGTTCCGTGGCCGTAGGTCTTCCAGCCGCTGTATCCGACTTTGACAACCAGGCCGGACGCGGCCACTGCTCGGTCGAGATCATTCCACATCGGCATCGGGGGAGCTCCCTTGTATGTCTTCTAACTCGATGGGTCGTCCAGTCGGATCGGGGGTGCGCCAGTACCGCGTTGCCGCTTCGGCTGGCATGACACCGACGCTGGACCCGTGGGCGTAGACCATGAGCGACACCATATCACCAACTGACGCGGGCGGTTGCTGACCGGCGTAGGGCTCTCCGGTAAATACGAGAATTCCGTCGTCGATGGTGTACGTCCACGTGTTGGGGAGATTGGGGACGGGTTGGGCGTTGAGCCACTCGGCGATTGCGTCCTCGTTGCTGCCGTCCCACTCCATCCACGCAAAGCCGTCACTACTGAAGGCTCCGAGGTAGAAAGGTTCGCTCATGATAGTCTCCTAGAACCGCAGCCAGGTTGCCCGGAAGTGAATCGTTTGGCCGAGTGGCTCTGAGTTTTTGTTGCCTTGTGAGTTGTGCCAAGCGTAGACGTTGAGCGCTGTCCCGATACCGAATCGGCGGACGCAGGCAATAGACCATTCCTGGGTGGGGCCGGTCGGGCCGCCGGATGCAGAGACGGTGTTGGCCAACACCGCGTTGGTGTTGAACGCCCCAGCCAACCGGAACGCTGCGGTGTTGTCCAGGCCAAGCCAGATCCCCGCCGAGTAACCGTCCTGCATGCCGTTGAGTCGGAACCCGGCGTCTATCGCCCAGATCCCGTCGCGGTTCAGCGTGAACTTGGCATCTGGCGTCGACCCGCCCGTGGCGATACCCTTGGTAACATCCGGCGTGGTAGCCATCGCTGTCGGGAAGCTCAGCGGTCGGTCACCGCTTGGGGTCAGCGTCTGAACCCCACCGTTGTAGTATTCAGCTTCGTGGCTGGTCCACAGGTTTCGAGCAATCGCCGACTGCACGACTGATGTCGCGTTGGCGAGAAGGTTCAGTGTGGCCAGTAGCAGTGTACCCGCTGGTTGAGCCGGAGCAACGGGCGAGGCTGCTGGTGTTCCAGCCAGAGCGTAGATTTTGGCTCCATAGAGGGAGCCGGAATAGTCGGCGTCATCTACGGCCATCAAGATTAAGTCAGTGCGCGGTAGTGTCGACACTGGGTTAACCGTCACGTTGACGACTGCGTCGCTCATGATCGCGTAGGCGCCACCGTCCGAAGCCGGAGTCGGGCAGATTGCGCGGCCGGGGGAGACTTGAACGGTCATGTTGGGCGTGGCCTGCTGCGAGACCATCATACCACTGACGATTCGTCCAACTCCGGATAGAGGGTCGGTTGAGTAGTCGAGCATCAGCCCAGTTTCGAGCCGGTCGTCGAGCGCGTTGTAGGCTCCCGACTGCAAGTATAGGCACTTTAGTGTCATGGTCTCATCCTGCG